GTTAAATCTTTCATATCGAAAAACGTCACTCCGTCGTTCGACTCCTGAAGTTTCACAGTCGCTCCGCCGAACGTACCACCGAACTGCACAGCCCCAGCGACAGCCGCCTGCGCAGCAATAGGAAGGGCCACAATCGTATCACCCGTAACGATGTCCGCCCAAGTAACTCGGGGCACATATGCAGCTTGGGCTTTGACAAAATCAAAAGTAGGGGAAACAGTTGCCATTATAAAATCTCCGAATGTGGGACTACGAAATCAGCCCAAATGTTTTCCAAGTGCCCGGCGTTCCGGCCGCAGTGCAAACCCAGCCAATATATCCGCCTGACGTTGGAGCCGTGTTGTAAACGACATCTCCAGCCGACCAAGTACCTGCCGTTGGCGCAGCCGATAGCTTATAGTATGTTGTCTTAAATGTTCCCGGATTATAAAGACCGTTTCTAACAACATTGGATAAAAGAGGATATGGAAGGTTCTTGTTTGTTTGAATTTTGCAGACGCGCAATGTTGCCCCAACCGCAGATGCTTGAGGAGTTATGATTAAATTTTGTGACCGTGGCGTGACTGTAAGTTCACCATGCAGGACAACACGGCACCATTGATTTGCAGGAAGTTTTACAGAAAGTGTTGAAGTGTTTTGTGCAAAATTTAAATCCCACATAGCGTTTGCGTCTGACGATTTAAACAAAGCGCTAAATAATATCTGGGTGCCAATACCAGTATATGCCGCAGTATCGGTATTTATGACAAATTGTTGCCCAGAACCAGCCGCAGAATAGCTGGTTTCTAGCACATACCCAATCTCAGAATCAACAACTCTAGCTGTTGAACAAAGAGTGCCACCACTTGAGTATCCGTAATCAACCGCACCTACACCAAGCGCGTCATTTGTTATCCATCCGCATTCTGTAATTGTTGGAATTGTAACAAAACAAGAGTTTATTCCGCCCGGTTTAAAAACAGGTGCTTGAGCAAGTAGAGAGGTCGTCCCTTTATACCATATTGCTGGCGCGCTAGAAAATGTTGCTATTGATGAACTATCAATAACAGGGAATACAGACGCCCCTTTTGTTCCGTCAAAACATAACGTAGAACCTGATTCAATGTTTAACAAATTTGTATTGCTTACGTTACTATAATTCCTGAGCGTAATATCACTTCCAATAGAATGTAAAATCCCATTCTTGATGGTTTTTCCTTGAAATGAATAAGTTGCCGAACCGGCCCCGTTATTTTCTGGCGCCCAGTTTTCTATTGAAATTAATCCGTTATTTTCTGCAAAAAATGCGCAAACATCATTTACATGCGTTGTAAGGTTTATAAATTTATTGTTGTGCATTGGATATGGGCCATTCTGCGCCAGAACAACGCCAACAGTATTAGAACTAAACCAACAGTCATAAAAAGTATTATTATTTCCGCCGCCATTAACAGAGTCTTGCACCAAATACAATCCAACATTGCACGCATTAGCCGACATGTTGGAGAAGGAGCAAAATTGATTTGCTTTTAGCCAAAAACCGACATCAAAATTTTCTACGTATAAATTGTCAACACGAACACCAGCCGTTCCAGAGACGGAATTTGAAAAGACTCCATACTGTCCAGATGTTTTAATTGCGGCAGCGATTTTAAATTTAGAAACAATAAATTCTTGATTGCGCCAGTTATTATTTGGGCGCAATTCAAAAACAGCCCCTGTAAATGCAGAGGCTTGAAATACTGAATTTCCGCCGTCGCCGTAGATAGCAAATGAATTTGTAGGAGAGACAGTTATTGTAGAAGTTACTTTATACGCGCCAGCCGGGATATAAACTCCTTTGCCTCCAGCAATTCCAGCAGACACGGCGGCTTGAATGGCGGAAGTGTCATCAGTAGCCCCGTCACCAACCGCGCCAAAATCTTTGACGCTCACCACATCGCGCAGTTTGCTTTGAGTGGTGCGTTGAACTGCGCCGGGGCCGGTTTGCAAAAACCCAACAAGTGAAGAACCAGAACTAGCAGCAAGGTCAGCACGAAGGGCGTCATCGTAGTCATCAACAAGGTCTTCGACTGCCGCAGCAGTAACACGCAACTCAAACCGTGCCCCAATAGCGAACCCTGCCGCAGAAGTGCCTTCCTGCGCACGGACGACGGTAAGGGAGTCCCCACTACGCGCTGTGGCTTTGACGATCTCCTGTGTGCCCTGCGTGCTCGTGATGGTGGCGTAGAAGTAGTCACCTGCGCCCAGCGTGGGGAATTCTGCACCGTCTCCGGTCGTAAGGACGATGCCTGTGTCAGAAGCGTTGATCGCCGTAGCGAGGGTGCCAGAGGCGTTGTTGGCGAGTTTGATGGGCATAGTTGATCCTCAGAGCAGCAGGAAGTCCAAGTCAGTGAATTTCGACAATATATTCTCAACCGTCACGCGCAACTCGAACCGGCTGTTGGCTGGGAACGGGATGGCCAGTGTGCCTTCCTGCGCTCGGGTTACCGTCATGGTGTCGTCGGCCCGGGCAGTGACCTTCACGATCTCGAAGTTGTTGTTCACATCTTGGATCGTGGCGTAGAAGTAGTCGCCTGCACCCAGTGTAGGAAACTCAGCCCCAGTACCGGAGGCCACTACCAACGACGTAGCCGTGCTGCTGATCGCCAGCGGCACGATGGTTGAAGCGTTATTCTTGAGTTGAACGCCCATATCAGGCTCCGAAGGGTTGCATCCGGGCACGCATCATGCCACGGTTGGTACCAAGGTTCGCGCGGGCACGCCGCTCTGCAATCTGGAATGCGTACTGCTTGGCGTGGTACGCGGCAAGCTCCCGATCAGACCACGCTTGCCCCGGAAGCACCAAAAGATGTTGAAGCGCCCCATGCATGATGGCTTCTTCGAGTTCATCGAAGACCACCTCGTCCATACCGGAGGCGCTACGTTTCGGTTTTAGCGCCAAGAACATGCGGCACTGGTACACCTCATCGGCACCCGGCAACGGCAGAATGATGTACTTGTCCGGGCTGACCTGCGTGATGGATTGCGGAGTCGAACCGTCAGCCACGATCTCTGGCGGTAACACGTACGGCGAGTTCTCGTTAAACAGCGCCTCGTTGTAGTCAAAGCTGTTGAAACTGCCAGAAGGAGTCAGGCTCCACACAGTAGCGGGAGATTGCCCGCTATAGAGATCAGCCCATTGCGGGTACAACTCGATGGCTTTCTCCATCGTGAGGCGTTCCAGCGGACGGTTGTTGACCACCGCCTCAAACATCGCGTGAACATCCGTATCCGTGGGTTTGTTGTACGCGTACTCGTGGACACCCGGCAACAAGCCGAACAGCGGAACTTGGTACCGCCACGCCAGCGTACGTTCACAAGTACGGATGGCAGAATCCCGGATGTACTGCACAATGGTAGCGTGCGGACATCCCGGCGCACTGGGTTGAAGTCGGGGTACGAGAGACGCAAAAGTGCGGTCAGCCATATCAGATCACCTGCTTCGGGTCCAGCCCGCCTGCTTCTGTGTCCGTGATCGTACGTGACTGGAGCGATACCCCAAGCCCTTGCACGAACCCGTCTTGGAACAACTTGGCACGGTTTGAGTTCACATGCTCATTGTCTATGGACTCAGCCAAGAACACCACGCCGTCGACGACAACAGGGAAGTACGCGTCAATGGGGTAGGTAACTTCTTGGTCGATTGTGTAATCCGGCGGTGTTTGCGCGTACTCACCCACAAGCACAACCCCGGCGCTAGGCCGGGGGTACACAAAGAACCGATTGGGGTTCCTCACATGCCGCATGAAATTCACCGGCTGCCCAGCGGGTTCGTTCAGCCATCCGGGTACGGTGCGGTCCAAAGTCTCTCGATTGACCTCAGTAACTGCGTTCCCGTTTTTGACCTGAAAAATTTCGATCAACCGTGCGGAATCAGTGGGGCAACTTTGTAGCGCTGACCCAGTGGTAGTCGTGAAATCCCCGATTACGGCAAATAAATCCGGGCGAAGTATCGCCATACGTTTGAGCGTTTGATTCACGAACCCAAGCAATACCGCGTCACTGTACCGATACGGGGTCCGTGTATCTTGGATCAAGCGCCGAACTTCTGCGATGACTTCATTCGGGGTCATGCTTACAATCCTCTGGAAACTTCTGCGGCCAACTCAGCAGGAGTATAGGGCGGCGGCTCAGGAATGTCAGCAGTGGAAAGATCAAGCGCTGCCTTGCGGCGCGGTTTGACAACCTTAGGTGCAGGCTCCGGTTCAACATACTCTACGGCACGCGCTGGAATAAACCGCTCAGGGTACGCAATTTCTTCAGGCACAACTTCGCACGCCGGGTTCGCCGCCATGATCTCGTTGTAGTCGTAAATGAAACCGTCCTTCTTGACCCGGATAAACAGTTTGCTCATTTGGATTTCCTTTTCCCAGTAGGAGTGACAGGCCACGCTTGCCGCGCTGGCCCAGTTTTCTTCGCAGCCATGTCAGCAGTTCCAAGCCTTGAGGCTCTTGTTGATCCGGCTGTTCGGATCGTTGGCGGTTTTCTTGGAAGTCAGCTTCTTCTTCATTCCTTCCATCCGGGCGCAAAAGGAATCACGGCGCGGCCCACCTTCGGGTTGTGGCGGCTTCAGTCCGGGCTTGCCCGGGTTCGCGGCGTTATAGGAGGCCCGCCCTTTGGCGTTCAGCCCGCCCTTGGGGTCTTTACCTTCCTTGCGCGTCCATGCGGGTGTCTTGGCCATTATGCGATCCTTTCTGCGGAGATAATTGCGGACGGAATAGCCGGGGCGATTGCACCCGCCGCAGTATGGTCGAGCGTCACAGCGACGTTCTCAGGAAGCCACAGCACTTGGATGTACTGTCCTGCCGTTACCGTGACGTAGAACACGATCTGGAAAAACGCGCTGCCACCATCCGCAGCCTTGGGCACCGACATCTTCGTAGCAGAACGATCGATGTTTGTTCCATTGAGTGAAAACCAGATCGTTGCGTTGTGGTCAGTCGTGTTCGAGTTCGTGAACTGAAGGTTTGGCGTCACAGCGTACGTACCCGCCGCAGCGAACGTCAAGCGCGTGAGGTTGGTGCCGTCTGTCACCATCGTGATTCCGGCACCAGCAATTTCAGTGGTACCAAACTTCACAGCCGTGGCAGCAGAGGTGCTGCCGGACTGATCGGTGACATCTGAGAACGAAGCATAGGCACGTCCTGTGACCGTGCTGTATGGCACCTTGCCGCTCAGGATGTCCACGTTGGTGATGTTCACCTCGCCCGTACCCTTGGGCGTGATGTTGATGTCGATGTTGGTGTCAGTGCCGTCTGCTGCCAACGTGTTGCCGTTTAGGTTGACACCGGCTGCTGCGGCGCTGGTAGCAAACGTACCAGACTCGATGGATGTGACGCCTGTGAACGACCCAGAGAACGCCACACCGGAGATCGAGCCGCCTGTGATAGCGACGCTGTTCGCTGCCTGTGTGGCAATGGTGCCGAGGCCGAGGTTGGTACGCGCATCCGCTGCCGTTGACGCCCCTGTGCCGCCGTCTGCGATGGCGAGGTCAGTGATACCGGTGATCGTGCCGCCTGTGACAGCGACCTTGGACATGGAGACAGCCCCCGTACCGTTGGGCGCAAGCACGAGATTCCCGTTGGTATCCAGTGTGGCGATTGTGTTGCCGTTCAGTTGGATGTTTTCAACGGAAACAGACTCAGTACCAACTTTCAACGCGGTCGCAACTCCCGTACCACTATAGACCGTTTTCTCAGTCGCAGTTGGGCCGTCGTCTACGTGCAGTAGTTGGTCAAAGGTGCTGGCAATAGTACTGCCGGTCAAATTGGTTGGCATTATGTATTCCTACGGGGTGATCGCAGTAATAAGTCCATTCGTTACAGTTATGGTCTTACCATTTGCGGATGTAAAAGTACCTGACGCGCCACCCAAATCTCCGGCGATTGCAAGCCCTAACTGCGAACGTAAAATGCGCTTGGTCGTACCCTCGCTTGTGTCGAAGATAACTAGGTTATCGTCATTCGCCGTGCTGGCACCAGCAATGGCGGTAAGTTCGGTAATACGCTTTCCGGGCATCTTGTTCTCCTAGTAGACAGGGGGCCGAAGCCCCCTGCTAGTTTAGCTCACAGTCGCGCTAAACGGCGTTGCTTCAGTACCATTACCAACTACAGCCCCAGACACTGCATACAGGTCAGTAGCGATATCAATCAGCATGATTTCTCCGCCAAGCCGACCGCCGGTCGTTCCACCGTTGAGCGTGATGGTGTCGCTTGCAGCGACCGTACCAAACGTAGCCGAAGAACCGTCAGCCACATCCGTAACGATCAACGCACCCTGCATCACATCGGTACCGTCAGCAACCTTGATGATGTTGCTGTTGCTGGTCACAGCAGTACCCACTACAAACCGGAAGATCGCACCCGAACCGGTAGCAGCAGGCAGCGTAGCAGTCACACCAGCAGCACGGTTGAGGACGACCACCTTGCCGTCATGCGCAGCCGCAGTCACTGCCAGCGTCGCCGTAGTGGCAGACACCAGCCGCAAAGACGTATCCGCAACAGCATTGAGTTCCGCAGCAGTAGCAGTAAGCGCAGCCCCACCAATCGACGGCGACACGAGGTTCAGGCTGTACGCCGTGCCCCCTTGCAGCGTCGGATTGTCTTGGGTTACCCCACGATAAACACCCATAATGTTCCCCTCTTAAAGACGGGGGCCGAAGCCCCCACCAACTTAGTTGGCGTTGCCGACGAACGCGAAGAACTTGATCACCGCATTTTCCGGCACAGCGGTGTTCAGCAGAATGTCGATGGTGTCAGCGGCGACTACGACAGTCGCTGCAGCGGCATTCGCGGCTTTCAGACCGGTGCTGTTGGTAGCCAGATCGTTGCCATACACGTTGGCAGCAGCAGGCGAACCGCCAGTGAAGCCGATGTCGATAGTCGCAGTGGCGTTGACCGTTTCAGCAGTGACGACGTTCATACCAGCCGACAGCACAACAGAACCAGCCGGGAGATTGATAACCTGAAGCGTGTCGGTAGCAGCCAGCGCGGTAGCACCAGCAGCCGCACGCGCAGCTTTCACTTTGGCGAAATCAACCGTCACTTCAAACTTCGAGATGTCGGACACATTGGCGGGGTAGGCGGCGTCGCCCTTGTTAAACCCCAGAGAGTCAGTATAAGCAGCCATTTCAATATCCTTTCAAAGAGTCGAGCAACGGGGGCCGAAGCCCCCGGTCATCAGAACTGAACAACAGCGGTCGACAGAGCTTCGCCCTTCACCACTTTGTAGCCGTAGACTTGCAGGCCACGGATGATGTTGCCGAAGGCGGACTCACTACGGAGGGTTTCCATATTGG